AGTGTTATTGTAGGCGTTATTGTAATTGTAGGTGTTATTGTAGGTGTTATTGTAGGTGTTATTGTGGGTGTTATTGTAATTATAGGCGTGATTTTGGGTGTCATAAAATTACTTATATCACACATTTCATGATCATCTGAACATATTTCAGTTCCTTCATTATAAGGCATGCAAGTATTTCGTTCCATATTAATACAAGGAGTATCTTTATTACAACTTAATATCTTGGAGCAATCGACGGAACTTGTAAGTCTATAAATGATATATATAAGACCACAACACAACCCTATAAATAAAAAAATACTAACTATAATTACAGTACAATTATTAGATTTATTATTACCATTATAAATACTATGACTATTTATTTTCATTATATAATATAACAATATTTTTAATAATTAATAATTAATAATTAATATATATATTATAATAATAATTAATTATTAATTATAACATTTTTTAGTACTTGATTTAGTACAGGGGTGCCCACGCATATATTATCTCCTTCATTGTTTTCATATTATTATTATTTTACTATTTCAATCCATACATATAATGGTTTGTATCTGGATCACCGTACAGGGGTTGACCCGCCTCGTATAGTAAACAAACTTTAGAATCACCATTTGGTGAAGAAGGCATAGCATATAACCAAGCTTTTTTTCTAGTATTTCCATTTATATCAAATATTTCTTTACATTTACAAGCTGATTCTACATTTGTACCCAGTTGTGCATACCAACGTCCGCGCCCATCCCACTTTCCTTTGGTTCCACAAACTGGTGGTGGTGCGGGTGGTGTTCCAGGTGGTGTTGGTGGTCCTGGTGGTGTTGGTGGTCCTGGTGGTGTTGGTGGTCCTGGTGGTGTTGGTGTTGGTGTTGGTGTTGGTGTTGGTGTTGGTGTTGGTGTTGGTGTAGGTTTAGAGCATTTCTTATCTATACACTTTAATTCTTCACCACAACAATCTTCCACATCTTTACAACTTTCAGTTTTTTTTTGACAACGCCAATCAAACGGATCTACAAAAAATATTATAATCATAACTACAATAATAACAATAACAAATATAACACCGAATATAATTAAACCTCTTTTATCCCCTCCTTTCATTATATATATATATATATTATAATAATAATTCAATACACGTTTTCAATGAACTATTTTTAGATTTTATTTTATAGTTTGTTTTCCCATATTTCATATAATAACCGTGGGGTCCAATAACTATTAAAATTTCGGTTCCTTCATGCTCTCCCAATAATTTAGGATATTTAATAATTTCTTCAATATCTTTATCAGATAAATTTTCTTTTTTCTTTTTATAATATTTTAAATAATTATTAATATTATAATTAGTATGATTATCTGGGTCATGTAAATAATCGCCATATTTACCTTTTTTAATTACCAAATGTTTCAAATAAATCTTTTCTATTTTTTTTATATTTTTAAATTTCATTTGTTCCTTTACAATTGATATAAATGAATTATATATTTTTTGTATTAATATATTCCAATCCATTGTTCCATTTGATACTTGGTCCAAATCATTTTCAACAGAACTTGTAAATTCTATATTTATAATCATTGAAAAATGTTTTAATAAATAATCTAAAACTGTTCTACCCAAATCTGTAACCATAACCCGTTTAGATTGTTTTCCGACTTTAACCTGTATCGTTTTTTTAGTTATTATATCAAGTAATGTTATAGTATCTTGATCTTTGAATGTTTCTGGAATATTTTTAATTTCAGTATAATTTCTATTATAAAGAGTACTAATAATAGAAGCATATGTTGATGGTCTTCCCACCCCCGAAGATTCTAATCGTTTAATAATTGATGATTCATTTAAATATTGGGGTGGATTTGTTTCAATATTATTCGATACAGATTTTAGTAAATTACAAATTTGATCTATTTTATATGGTTTACTCACTTCTATATCATGCTTTAAAGAATAATCTAAAAAACCCGGAAATTCTAAAAACTTCTGTTTCCCTATAAATGAACCCGTATTAATCGTATCATTCTTTAAAATATATTCATATACATCATATATAGCGGGTTGCATATTGCTTATAATGGTTCGTTTTAAAATTAAATTATAAAGTTTTTTATCACAATCTGTGAAACCATCTGATAATTTATAATTAATATCTGTTGGGCGAATTGCTTCGTGGGCTTCTTGTGCCCCCTTCACCTTTTTTTTAGAATTAAATTCTTTATAATATTCTTCACCAAAATTTAAAATAATATGTTCTTTAATTGTTTGAGTAAAATCTTCAGCTATAAATGTTGAATCAGTTCTCATATAAGTAATTTTACCATTTTCATATAATTTTTGAGCAATAGACATAGTTTGTATAACTGAAAATCCCAATTCATTTTGTGCCGATTGTTGAAGAGTAGAAGTTATAAGGGGTGGTGGGGGATATGTTTTTTCTTTTTTATTTTTAATATCTTGAATGATAAATTGTCTATTATCTTTTAATAAATTAAACAATGTTTCAATTGATTGTTCCGTTAATTTATCTTTTGTAATATATAAACACACAAGTATATCGTCATCTATTTTAAAATCACCTGTTATTTTAAATGATTTATCAGATTTAAAATTTAAAATATCATTTTCATGATCGATTAATATTTTTAATAAACAACTTTGTACTCTTCCAGCAGATAAACCACGTTCTTCGGTTTTAATATGTTTCCATAATAAAGGAGATAATTTAAAACCAATAATTAAATCAATTAATTGCCTTGACCTTTGAGCGTTGACAGAATTTAAATTAATTTTAATAGGTTTTTTTAAAGATTGTTCAATCGCTTTTTTAGATATTTCATTAAATACGATTCGATTAGATTTTTTAAAATCTATTTTTAATAAATTACCACAATGCCAAGCAATTGCATCACCCTCACGATCATCATCAGCCGCAAGTATAATATCTTTAGTTTTAACAGATTTTAAGTCTAAAATAACCTTTTTTTTACTTGACATTAATTTATATAAAGGTGTGAAATTATTATCTATCATTTTATCTAAATTTTTGGTGTCTAATTCAACAAAATGACCATATGAAGATTTAACAATATATCCAGATCCTAAATATTTTTGTATTTTTTTGGCCTTCGTAGGCGATTCTACAATTAATAATTTCATTTTATCGATTTATATTATTATTTTAAAATATTTCAAATTTTATAAATAGTATTTTTACAAATAGTATTTTTATAAATAGTATTTCATTATAAATACTAATCTTCTTGTATCTAAATTATTTATATAATTTGTAACAACTTCCATATTTACATAAGTTTTATTTTGTAAATATATACCTTGAATATCGTATAATAAAGGTTTTAATTGATATTTAACATCTTTCATTACAATAACTTTATGAATAAATACATCATGATAATTATTACTGACTTCTTGACATAAAGTATTAAATATATCAGAATATTTAGTATAAGATGTTTTATGTTCTGGGTATAATTCGATATATTCATTTAAATTTCTATTTTTTTTAGTTTGGATAAATTTATATAAAATATTATCTGTATTTATATTAATTTTATTTTTAACGTCTACATATTTAGGATTTAAAACATTCACTCTTTTATTTTTAAATTTAAATGTCAACCCTTTAAAATTTATATTATCTTTATTTAATTCTAAATAATGATTAATTATATCATTCATATTTTTATCTTTAGTATCAATATTTTTAATAATATCACATCCCTCTATATCAGTAAATTTATTTAGGCGAGTTAATAGTTCCATATCATATTCATCAACTAAAGTTATTTTATTTTCTATAACATTTGATATATGTCTGATATATTTATGATTCATTGAAAAACAATAGCAATGTTTTTTATTTAATTGATTACTTAAATGTTCATAATCACAACATTGTTTAAACAAATATTCAATTGTATTATTATTCCATCTATTTTTTCCATCCATATCACTTCTCGTTGATATTCTCCAACAACCATCATAAAACATATTAACCATAGTTCCATCTATTAATTCTTGAACGATATAATCATCATCATATTTATTAGTTTCTGAATACAATTCTGATTTAATGGGTGATAAACAAACAATTTTTTTTAAATCTATATTAATTACACAACCCTTGCAATATTTTTCCCATTCATTTTTGAATTCTTTTTTTTCATATTTATATTTAACTAATACACAATTTTTTTTTCTTTTAACGATAAAATCGTTCTGTTTTAAAACATCAATATAATTATCATTCGCGTCAAGAAATAATTTAAAATCCATAATATTATATTATAAACAATTAATTTTAAGTTATTATTATATAAATATTAGTATATATAAAATGGAAGACCCAGAATATATTGAAGAAGGATTTGATTTAATATCAGATGAACAAATTGTATCTGATGAAGTATATGAAAATATCATTAATATTGAAGATGAATTTATTATTTATTTCAAAGATGATATAAAATTTATAGGTAAAATAAGTGATATTGATGATGTAGATAATATAATAACAATTATAGATGAAGTAAATAATTTTAAGAAATTAAAAACAAAAGATGGTTTCATACTTTTAAAAACAACAGATTATGAAATAATTGATATAGAAAAGGTTATAGAATTTACGAAAGAAGAAGAAGACGAAGAGTTTGATGATTTAATAGTAGAGCAATTAAAACAAGATATATACCCTGAAATAAATTTTGAAACTATTGAAAAAGAAATTAAAGATTATTCCTATACTAATTATGAAAAAAGAGAAATATTATTATCATCTATTGTAGATTCATTTAATATTTATGATAATAAATTATTTATTAGTGAATTATCGGAATCTTTAGATGTATTATTATCATTAAAAGAAAATGATATAAATAATTATCTAAATAAGTATTTAAATATACCATATTGGTTAAAACCTATATCTTTAAATTACAAAAAAATATATTCTGATGAAGTTGAAAATATGGAAATTATCAAACCTAATGTTATTGTTAATAGTTGTTATGGTGAAATAATAAAATTATATAAAATAAAACAAAATGCAAATAATTATATAGATTTTATGAAACAAACATATAATGATACATATTATCCAACACAAAATATAGAAACTGAAACGGGATATCAAACTGAATATAATGGTTCTTATTTAATGAATATGGAAGATTTTGAAATAGATAATAGAAAAACCATGAATGAAATTTATTTTAATGATATAGAAGGTGAAAAACAACTTTTAATTAATAAAGAAACTATAAATTTCAATCGATTTATATTATACCCTAATAAATATTATAATTTAAATTACAACATTGATATATATAATACAAAAATATCTTTACAAGAAAAAATATATTATAATCATATTTTAAGAAATCAAGATTATAAAAAAGAAATTGAAAATTCTTTTAAAACAGATATTTTACATCATAGTTTAGATTCTACAGAACACGTTTATGATAATCATAAAATACTTATTTTAAAAACATTAGAAAAAATCGATCAAAAACTATTTTTAGAAAAGATGGGTGAAAAATTACCAACTATCAAAGAACTATTAGAAGATATAGACATACCTATATATAATTATCTAGATGTTGAAAAATTATTACTTCAATATGATATAAATAATTCTGATATGACTATTAAAGATAAAGAATATATTAATGATAAAATCAAAATATCATTATCAAAATTAAAAAAAAATAAATATCCTATAAAAAAATCAGATAAAATAGATACTAATGTAATAAAAAGATCTCCAAGTAAAAAAGTAAAATTAATTAAAGATTTTATTTATAAAGAACTAAATATAAATACAAAAAATTATTATTTAGATAAATTTATAGATAAATATACTAAAACTAAAGGTGATTCTAATTGGTTATATAGTATATATACAGATGAACAATTAATTTGTAAACATCATAAATTATCGTGTCAAATAACAAATGATAATAAAGCATATGGTTCATTAATAGACAGTTGGGGAGGTGAAATTAAAGATGGTATTATTTATTGTAAGAATTGTAGTGAATATTTAGCCCCCGAAGATTTTTCCGTATTGGAAGGATTTGAAGGAGATAAACCAGTTCAAAATAAAGCTATCATTGAACAAAAACAAGTAGATGTTTATGCTGATTTAAGTCAAAAAGAATTAAATGATATTAATTTGATAAAATTACTTTCAATGAATATTCGTATAAATTTAATAGATAATGATATCATTGATATATTAAAATTATATAAATTAATAGATCATGAAAAAATAGCTGATGAAAGATATCAAAAAATAAATATAATGAAAACAAATTATCCGACATTGAAAGATAATAAATCTAAATTAAGTTTAAAAAAATATAAAAAACTTCAAGCAACAATTGGTACTTATTTAAAAGATTCTAATAAAGTTATATTTTTTTATTGCTGTATATTAATATTTATACAAATAAATATCCCAGGATATGTAAATAGTTTAGATGATAGTGGATTATTAAATCTACAAAATCCAGATTTTTTTAAATTATTGGCTGAAAAAAATAGTGATATTATTGATAAAAACGGTGTTACATTAATATTAAAAAAAATAAAAACATTATCCAAAAGTATAGATGATCCAATATGGAACAATTGTAAAATATTCATCATAAAAGAATATAAAAATCCTTCTATTTTAAAACCCGAAGAACAAATCATGAATTCAATTATATATATATTATCCCCATTCTATCCAACATTATTAACTAAAATTAATAATTATTATACTAATAATATCTCTGGAAATATAGGATTTTTAAAGAATTATTGGAATACGTATAAACCATTACCCGATAATAAATTAGTATCTGGAATAAATAGTCAATTAAATGATAAAGAAATGGAAGATAAAAATAAAAAATATTATTTAAAACAAAATGTAACCGATTATACATTAGAGAATATATCAAATATTAAAAATATAAATGATAAAGAGCCAGTATACAAAAATTATAATATTAAAATATCTGATATCATGAACAATCCCTCATTTGAAAGATTATATAATTATGTAATATATTTACATGGAACACACATAAATTCACCATATATTAATTTATTAATAAATAGATTTATAGATACAATTGATAGTAAAAATAAAACTAAAATATTAGATATTTTTGGTAGAGAAGGTTGGAGTAAAGAAACATTATCATTCAAAGGTAAGAGAATATCTATATCAAATTTAAAAAATGCAATGACAAATGTGATTAATTATTATAAACAAACAAATCTAGATGATATTAATAATAATGATCATGTAGTTTTTAATAATGTTAAATTAACATTTATAAATACATTACCTAAGAGAATATATGTATCTATTCCAGAAGATATTTTTAAAAATATGAATCGAGATGTTTTATTAGAAAAATTAAAAAATAAATATTGTTATGATAAATATGATAATATTATAATAAATGATTCTAATATTCTTCATTCTATATCTATACACTATGATTTAAACAAAATGATTAGTGCGTGTATGAAACCAATTACAGATAAAAATATTCAGACTATAATATATAAATTACACGAATCTAAATCATTACAACCTATTTATAAATATGATAATTCAATCGTAAAAGTATTTAATGAAAAGAGAATTGTTGATTATATAAATTTAAATCCTATATTGAAAAAAGATGAAAAATTTAAAGATTTATATGAAATATCTTTAAATTTAGTTAAAGAAACGGGGGAAGATGGTAGAGAATATAATGAAATTTATAAATCAATTAAAACTGAAACAAATATAATGATAGATGATATTATTGATTTTATAAAAACATATCCTAAATTAAATGAAATATTAAAAAATTTAAATGAAACTACTAATATATTTGGAAAAGATTATATTAATTTAAAAAATTTAATTTATCCATTAAAACCGGGCGATGAAGGATATAATGCTAATTATCCATTGGAAGGTTTAAATTATTCACAATTTCAATATTTTACAAATTATATATTTAGAACTACTTCATCGATAGTCAATCAGAGAGGTAATGATATAATAATACCCAAATGGTGGAAAATGACAGACTATTATAAAAATTTACTGCAAAATTTTTTATATGATAATTATTTAGTAAATCATAATGATATATTTATAACTATGAAAAATAAAAATACATATTCTAAATATTTTGAAAATAATATATATTTTGAGAAATTTTTTGACTATATCAGACAATTCTCGAATCATACTGATATTTTAAAAGGTGTTGATAAAAGTAAATTTAACAACGAAAGATCTGAACGATTACAAAAATATAGTTTTGTAAAATTATTACATAATTTTATAGATTATATTGAAATATTAACAGATGATGAAACAGAAGAAAGTATAGAATCAAATGTTTTATATAAAAGTTTATCAGAGGAACACGATTATAATTTAAATGAAGCAATTGAAGTATTATCTATGTATTTAATAGAATTAATAATAGATATATTACAAGAATATAATGATCCAACATGGATAATGAATATAAATAATAAAAGATTAATGGAAAAACTAAGTGTCCAAAAAGAAAGGGAAAAATTAGAAATAACGAGTAAATTAGATAAAATGGATGCCAATGAAAGATACGTCCATGTTCAAAAACAAAAGATGGGAGCCGTTATTTGGTTTAAAGATGCTGAAGAAGCACACAAAAAATATATTAATAGTGAGGAATTTAAACAAAGTACGTTAAAAGAAAGAGAAGAATATTTTAAAAATTTATATAAACAAGGTGCCCCAGAATTAGACGCTATACAATCTGAAGGTTTGGGTGAAGTAAATGTTAATTTATCACCTCAAAATGAACCTGAACAAGAGGGATATGATTATGAATATGATGTAGATAATGATGATGATGATGATGATGATGAAATCGATGATGATGATATCTAATCAAATGTAATTATAACTTTCCATTTATTTCTAATATATGTTAAATCTTTAAAATAATACATATCTTCTATTTTAATTAATTTATAATTATGTATTAATAAATTTTGCCTTAATATTGTAATACATTTTTTTAAATTTAAATTTTCATATAATTTATCTATTTTATTTTTTCTGTATTTTTTCATCAATAATGGTTTTATATTTAAAAAATTCTGAATGATATCTTTTTCATTTATATCTGATATATTTATAATTAAATCGTGTTTAATTGTATTTATATCGAAACAATTAAAAACTCTTTCAAGAATATAATAATCAGGATATATTTTAAATAATTGGGAATACATTTATAATTAATAATTTATTATATTATATTTATATTATAAGTTAATAATGGATAATAAAATAATATTTGTACCAATGTGTTGTGATTTTTTGCATATTGGTCATATTAACATATTAAATAAAAGTTCAAATTTGGGTGAAGTAACAGTATTACTCATGACTGATAAAGCAATGCGTAAATATAAACGGGATCCAGCGATGCCTTATAGTGATAGAAAAATTATAATAGAATCATTGAGACAAGTTTCAAAAGTTATACCCTGTGATGGTCCAGATTGTTATCCTTCATTAGCTCGTAAACATAAACCCGATATATTTGTTCATGGTGATGATTGGAAAACTGGACCTCAACAATCGGCGAGGGAAGAATTAATTAAAATTTGTAATAATTATGGGGGTGAAATATTAGAACCAGTTTATACAAAAGACATATCCAGCTCAAAACAACATACTTTATTTAAATGTTCTATTCAAAATGCTTCTCATACAGGTATATTGCTTCGAACAGCATTTAATGATATCAAACGAGATACCACCGTAGTCTCGAAAGAAACAGAAGTTGAGAAAAATGTTATTGATCAATTAGTTCTAGGTTATGAATTTGATGGATTTAATATTGATACTATATTACGTCTTTTAAATAACACTTATCCCATTCCAAAACACCATTTAATAGCTGAAAATGATACAAGCGATTTTGGTGCTTGGTTTATGTTTAAATCACAAACAAAATCTAGTGCGAGAGTATTTAACCGCACTAATTCTTATAATCATTCTATACCATATTATCGTTATATGGATACCGCAACTTCTTCATTGGCTCCATTTAAACCAGAACTAATAGAAATGTTAGTTGAAGTTAAAGAGAATAATCCAAAAAATCCCCTCGTTGTAATGAATAAAGGTCATCTTCTTGGACAGTTAACTTTTTTTATTGGTCCGGTTAACTTTTATTGGAATGTTAGTGGTGTTCTAAAATGTAAAGAAATGAATACAGGAGATTCTTGTTTAATTACACCATATATTCCACATTCATTCACTTCACGAGATCTCAATCAATATTCTGCTATAGTTGCGGTTACATATAGTGGTAATGTTAGAGAAGTATTACCACAACTTCTTCATTTATCAAGTAATAATCTTTTAAAATCTATTGGTGATATTAGAAAACCCGAAACAGTATTTATTTCTCGAATAAGAAGATTTCTTGAATTGTGCGGAAAAGATGAATTCGATATTCTAAAATTATTAAGTGACAATAATATTCATACTAATAATATACAAGATATATTTTATGATGAAAATATTTATTCTAAGGCAATACCTTTACTTTCTAAGATGCTGGGTGTTGAAGAAAAAGAATTTATAGTGAATAAACTTACTGAAGATCAAGAAGTAACCTTTAAAAGATTTGTTTATTCTGGTAACCCAGGGAAGTTTTCATTTGCTTATGCAAAACACATGCATGATATTGGTGGTTATCAATGGTTTTTAAGTGAAGGGGTTGTGAATACAGAATATTCACAATTTTTTATTTATATTTATAATCACGGTGATGTTTCAATTAATGTTGAATGGAATATGAATAATATTACAAACAAACAAATCCTTGAATCTGGATCGAGTGTGGTATTTAAACCATTTATTAACATTAATTTAGAAACAGATAAACAAGCAAAAATAGTAGTTTTTAAGGCAGCTGGATTTTTGTCAAAAAGTATAATAGAAGAAATATCTTCTTTTGCACAAATAGGGCGTGAAAATATGATTACAAATGTGACAAAGTGGTTTTAATCCATATAATTAGATTTAATCGGTTTTAATCGTATCCATTTATTACACATCCATTTTTCCCCCGAAGTTGGTGGTGTTCCTCCATGAAAAGAATTATACCTTCTCCCCGTATTATCATCATTTAAATTAAAAAATAAAACACCTTTTCCTTTTTTAGGTTTTACTTTCATATTCTTATAAGGGAATTCTGTTTCACCACCTTCTAAATCATCATTTAAATATAGTAAAAATGTAGCATATCTTAAACTACCCATATTTTCAGTATCTTTTATACAAACAGGTTTATTATCACAAGCATCATAATGTGCTTTATAGAATTGCCCTGGTTTATAATTAACTACTTGTAATTGTTCATAATTTTCAATAGGTATTTTGAGTATATCATAAACTAATTTATCTATTTTTTCAGTTATAGCAGTAGTTGATGGTAAAAAAGTATTAGTGCTTGTTCGTGAATCATCGTAGCCCGATTCATTTAAAACTGTACTTCTATTTAATCTTGGTCTAGCCATATTTATAATTTGTTCACAATCTTCATCTGTTAATAAATTATCAAATTCATATATTTGTTCACGATCAAATCTTGAACTACATAAATCTATATAATTATCACTTATTTTATCATCTATATAATTATCACTTATTTTATCATCTATATAATTATCACTTATTTTATCATATTTATTTTTAATGAAATAAGAATAAAGTAAGAATAATAATACAATGATAATAATACCAATAATTATATAATGAATATTATCAATTATTTTTATTTTCAAACTATCTATAGTATTAGGTATTTCGGGTATTTTTATTGAATCGTCATCTTCTAACATTATAATATATTAAATAAAATAAACTACTAATTATAATCACAAAAATATAATTTGTATCTAATAAATTCTTATTCCATAGAAATAAACTTTTTAATGGATGGATTAAAAAATTAATCATAGAACTAATATTCATAGACATTACACCCATACCGTTCGGTCTAAATAATATACCACCTACAGAATATTCAATATAAATGATAAATATAATTGTGATTATAAATAAATAATAAATATAATTCATTATTATTATTAATATTATTAATATATTTTAATCTATCATGCATTCCTTAACATCTACAAATGTTACATTTTTTTTATATTTTTTCTGTTCAATTGATTGGAGTAATTGAGTTTTATCATTTGTTTTATAATATTCAACATCTTCCCAGAATTTAATAATTTCTGGCATTGTATTATTCCAAAAGATTTTATCTCGCTTCACTAATGTACATTCATATCTGACAATATACCACCATTTAGTTTCATAATAATCTTTTTTTTCTGTTTCGATCCATTCTTTTTGTTTTTTTTCCCATTCTATATAATATTCATTTGATTTATATAGATCGGGGTATAAATATAATAATTTATCACTAAATAATTCTTTATATGTTACAACACAACCTTTCGGATAATCATGTTTCGTTTCTCCTACTTTACCATTAGTATCCGATGAAAATGTTTCATAACTCGAATATTCTTCAAGTTTCACTTGGAGAAAATCACATTCGTCCAAATCACAACATTCTAATTGACCTTGCATTTGATACATATAATTTTGAGGTACTGATTTAGTAAACTTTCTTTTAGGAGGACATTTAATTTCTAACATTCGACCAATTAATTCGGGTTTAGATTCTTCAGAACATATTCCATCCGGACTAGCTCCAAATATTGGAAATTGTGGATGAGGAATCATCCCAAATTCTAAAATTTTTACTTGTTTTATTGCTTCGTAAAATTTAGTAGCAATTTCTTCATATTTTACACCCCATTCAGTTATAGGATTAGATACATATGGTTTCTCTTCTATAGATGCTTTACTTAATACTAATTCGTCTCTAGACGTATAATGACATTTCCCTAATGCTGAAGCTAAACTGCTTGCTGTTAATACTTTTTTCCTAATAGTAAACCACTCAACACTGCGCTGTTCGGGTAATTTTAGTGTTTTAAGTTTTTCGACCTTTTTTTTCCTCGAAATATATATTTTATTTTTTTCTACATAATCATCAATATAATCATTTACAAATAAATTTGTATAATATTTTATAGACATATGTATATCATTGTGTTTTTCTTCGATAATACATTTATACATATCTAAAACATTTTTTATGATATCTCGTTTAATAGATTCGAGTAAATCAAAATTATCAATATTTAATTGGATAGTATCTAAAATATTATTGGAATTAATATATTCAATAATATTTTTATGATTATGAATATCCATTTTTATTATTATTATAATTATATTATCATAGTTTTAAATAATCAAATTAAAATAATTTGAAATAATTTAAAGTAAAAATTATAATATAATATAATCTACATGGATATTAAATCTAAAATAGAAGAAATAATACGTATATATTTTGATAAAAAAGATATATTGGTCAAACATATATTAGAATCATACGAAGAATTGTTAGAAACAAATATCCCTAATATAATCAATCAATATTTTCCATTAAATATAAATGTATTTAACGAGGAGGAAGACATAAAATCATTAAATATTAATTGCACTAATATATATTATGAAAATATTGATGAAATTGAGAATAATGGAGTCAAAAAAAAAAGTTCACCGGAAACTGCCAGATTGAGAAATTATTCATATAATATATCCATATATATTGATATAAGCATTAATGTAAATATGAATGATTGTAAATCAATTGTTAAATTGCCGTGTAAAATCATTAAACGAGTTTTAATTGGGAAAATTCCTATTGTTGTTGGTTCTTCAAGGTGTATAACACATTCAAAGTCTAATAGAGTTGATAACCCCGAATATGATATAGGTGGGTATGTTGTAATTAATGGTAATGAAAAAGTTATAATATCACAAGAAAGGATATCAAATAATAATATATTAGTATATAAAAAAAATAAGAAAAAAATAAATAAATATTCTTATATAGTTGAATGTCGTTCTTGTTGTGAAAAAATATTTAATATACCGAAAGTTGTAAGTATAAAAATAACTAATAAATTAAACATAAATAATAATTTAATATTCATAACAATTCCAAATATAAAAAATGATATACCTTTGTGTATATTATTTCGTGCCTTGGGTTGTATAAATGATAAAGAAATATTATATATGATATTAGATAATTCTGGAACATTTTTAGATGAACAAATTGAAAGGGCATTTGCTCCTACACTATTATCCAATAGGGAAATATATACTCAGTCACAAGCATTAGAATATATTAGTAAATATATATCATTTTATTCGGAAAATAAAAATTCTATTGAATCCAAGAAGAAATATATTAAAACATGTATATTAAAATATTATTTACCTCATATAGATAATATTGAAGATAAAATTAAATTTACGGGATTAATGGTTAATATTTTAATCAAATCATATTTAGAAAAATATAAGGTTAGTGATAGAGATAGTTATGAACATAAAAGAATTGATACTCCTGGGAATTTAATGTGTAATTTAATACTACAAGGATTAGCAAAAATGGTAAAAGAAGCGAGATCATTGATTTTAAAAGAGATTGATAGTGGTATATATTCAATACATAAAAATAAAGATGATATTATAAATGAAACAAATATTCATAAAATATTTAAACATTCTCATATTGAAAATATTTTAAAGAATTCAATTTCCACTGGTAGTTGGGGAGTCAAGATGAATAATAATAAACAGGGTGTTTCACAAGTTCTAAATAGATTAACATACTTAAGTACTATATCTCATATGAGGAGAGTTGCTACTTCACCAGATCCCACAGGTAAATTAATTCAACCAAGGAAGCTCCACAATACTTCTTGGGGTATGATATGCCCTTCAGAAACTCCAGAGGGTCGTGCGGTCGGTTTAGTTAAAAATTTATCAATGACTGCTGAGATTACTTTGGATACCCCTTCAGAAATTATTAAGATAATATTGGAACAATTCATAATTAAATTACAAGATATAGATATATTTACATTTAATAAATGTTCTAAATTTAAAATATTTATCAATGGATCTTGGTTGGGATTTATTAATTCGGATATTATAGAGATTATAGATACATTTAAAAAAAATAGAGAACTTGGTATAATTCATCCTCATTCTTCAATATATATAAATTATAATAATGAATGTATTTATATATATACAGATAGGGGTAGATTTATCAGGCCATTATTAAGAGTAATTAATAATAAATTATTAATAAATGATAAAAAAATAGAGAATATACATTGGCGGGATCTAATAACGGGTGATAATTATTGTATTGATTACATTGATTCGAGTGAAATAAACAATTGTTTAGTAGCTACGAATTATAAAGATTTAAAAAATGAAGAATGCGAATATACTCATTGTGAAATACATCCTTCTTTAATATTAGGGGCCCTTGCTTCATGTATTCCATTTGCGAATCATAATCAATCTCCAAGAAATACATATCAAGCCGCAATGGGGAAACAGGCAATTGGAATTAATATTACAAACATAAAAAATAGATATGATACATTTTCACATATCCTATCATACCCACAAAGACCTATGGTTGAAACAAAAATAATGAAACATATTAACCTTGATAAATTACCCAATGGGATTAATGTAATTGTAGCAATTGCATCATATGGAGGTTTTAACCAAGAAGATTCTGTATTAATTAATCAGTCTTCTATTGATAGAGGTTTATTTAATTCAACCTTTTA